ATAGGTTTTCTGTTTTCCAAGTAAATTATATCTCCACTATATTCTTGAAGTTCTGGATTTGCATATCCAGATGTTAATGTAAGTGTGTTACTATTTGCAAGTGTAACTGTTTCTGTATCTCCATCAGTAGTTCCAGTTGCACTAGAAGTTGCACCAGTTATTTGATTTGTTCCACTAAATGCAACATACCCACCAGTTGTTGCGTTTGTACCGAAACCTTTAAAACTTTCTTGTTGATAATAGAGTAGACTTAAAGTACTATCCCACTCTACAACTTTACCTACTGCACCAGTTGATGCTTGTGTGATTACTTCGTCTGCATCAAATGTTCCACTACTTGTATTTAATTTTACAACATAAGTTTGTCTTGCAGTTGTAGAAGATGCAACTGTTGATGTTCCAAAAGTTGTTGGGTCTACAATTAAACCTACTGAACGAAAATCATTTCCAGTTGTAAAGTCATCTCCCTCTGCCTGTGTAAGTGTTATTGCACTCATCACATAATGAGCACCAAGTTCTGTTACTGCATTAAATCCATGTCCATCATCTGGACTAATAATTACATCTATTGCACCACCAGAACCACCACCAATTGTTGTTGATGATGATAAACTAGAGTCAGAGAATATATAATCAGACCCAAGATTGACATAACCAAAAGTGTAACCACTTCCAGCTGCATGAATTGTTGTGTCCGTACCAGCAGTCAAACCGAAAGAAACGATTGAACCAGACGATATTGTAATTCTTACAATCGCACCAGAACTTGTTCCTTGACTTGCTCCATCTCCATAAACAGCTGCATAGTAAGTTCCATCTGTATATCCAGAACCAGCAGTTATTGAAAGACTTTCAATTGCCCCATCAACAGCTGCGGCTGATACTGTTGAGTCTGTAGTTACTGAAATAAAATCTGTTGTTCCATACTTTGCAAAGTCTGAAGTTGAAATTGAAAACATATATTTAAGAACATAACCACCAGCTTCAAAAGGTGAACTTGATTCAGATGTCGGTTCTGAACCAGAGAAAGCAGTTCCACCATTATTATCTAAAACTTTGTAAACTCTAAAAGCAGATGTCATAAAATAATAGGTTGAGTCATATAGATTTGATGACCCAGATGTAGAGGTATTTGATGATGTATAATCATGTCTGTACATATCATAGACTGTGCCATTTGCCCAGTTCCTACGAGGAGCTGCATACTTAATATCTGACGAGGTAATAATCTTTGCACCCAACATTGAATCCCATGCACGAAATTCTTCTTGTGGACTATCGCCTGGAGTTGGGGGAGAACTATCTGAACCACCAGTTGTAGTTGATGAGAAAGCAGTTGCTTTTCCTAAGAACAAATAATACGTTGAAGCAGATGCTTCTGTAAATGACTCAACGAATTGATCTGCATTATGTTGTCTAAATTTTTCTGTAATGATTGCCGACATTTTTACACCTTTATCTTATTTATACAAGTTGTCCTAGTAGGTTATACCAGTTGCACCTTCTAAATCTAAATTATCTCCACTTGTTTCCTCTAACAAGAAACCAAATGTAGTATCAGTTGCATCTTCAAGTGCAACCTCTCCTGTACTTCTGACTGATATTTCAGCTGAACGTACATGACCCTTTGTAATAATACTAGTACTATTTAGGGTGTAATTACTTAGGGGTATATGACCTTCTGAAGCAAATACGTTATTTTCTTCTAATGTTATAACTACTCCATCTCTAACTCTTAATGAGTCTTCCATAGATAATCCATCACCAGCATCACTTGAAGCTGTATCAGTTCCATTTAAAACTATAACACCTTCTTCATCATCATACTCTAACTTAATACCAGTTGGAGTTAATGGATTAATTGCATCTTCAACTAATATGTTAGTGTTTATTGTGTTACCATTTGATATATCAAATCTTGCAACATTTGAGTTAGTTGAAAATTCTTCTACAATAACACTACCAGATTGTTCCAAAGTAAAACGATTTCTCTTTGTAGTTTCTTGTGCAAGAAAATGTCCAGCATCTGTTCCATCTGAATCTGAACCATCTAGAATTATCTGACCAAAGTCTTCCATTGTGATACCATCTTCTTCTTCTTGACCACCCCAATTTAAACTGTCATTTGTATCACTTAAATTAATCTTATCTACTCTACGAATATTTTCAAATGTAAGTGTTCCTATATCAGACAATGTAATTGTTTCATCATTGTGGTTTGTATCAAAGATAAATCTATCTCCAATGTCAACTCTAAATCCTAAAGGAAATGCAAAGAAACCATCTTCGCCTAATAGATTTCCATCTGGTGCAGTTGCACTTGAATTAATTTTTATGTTATCCCCAGCATCAGTTCCACTTGCATCAGTTCCATCAAACACTAAGAACGTATCTCCCTCATCAAAAGGTAGTTGTCCATCTAAAACTAAACTGTCAGTCAGATTACCAGCTCCACTCTCAAGTGTAATACCACAGTTTCCATTTATAGTTCCAAAAGGTGTGTCTGCAAGATAGAGAAGAAGATTTGTTTCATACATAGGTAAAGGGTTAGATACAATCGAAATAGTTTTATCTGTTACAAGAGCTCTTTCCATCTTATCAGAAATTGCATGAGATGTTTCTAACATAAACTTACCAGCACCAGTTCCAGTACCAGAAGTTGTATCTGCATTAGATGTTATGGTTGCAGCCTCAAAGAGTATTGAATCACCTACTGCATTGAAACCATCTTCTAGGTCATATGCTTCTCCATCTTCATCTAATACGTTATCTCCAGCATTAGTTGATGAACCATCTGTTCCGTTAAGAACAAGATTTTCGCCAGGTAGTGAACCATCTTCTTGTATGATTGAATCATCACGACTTCCAATTGCAACTTGACCATCAGCAGTATGTGTAGTAGGAACTTGTAATCTACTTTGAAGAACTTGACTAAAGATTGTTTCAAGAACAGAACCAAGTATAGGAGAGAAAGTTAAAGTATCTCCTGTGTATCCAGATAATCCAGCACCAGTTGTTCCTACAGCTGCAGACACTAGAGTTGCAAGTGTAACTTTACCGAATGGTTGAAAACCAGCAGGGTGTACTGCTTTCTTGAGTTCGTTAATATAAGTTGCGAAAGATTGTCCAACTTGAACTTCGTATGAATAATCTTGGTAGTAGTAAGAGTCTTGAATACGAACTAAATCTTCACCAAGTCTACTGTCAATATTTGCATAAGAACCAGCATCTGTAGAAATGACATCAGCAGTAGTTGTTGCAGTTGCAATATCAGCTGTTATGATTGTTGCACTCGCACCAGTAGAATCCGTGATAGTTACGTTTTTATTTGAGAAATCTATTGGGTCTTGATTGATAACATGACCACCAGCATCAGTTGAATCACTATCTGTACCATCTAAAGTTAATTGACCATTACCAGTTTCATCTGCTAATATAATTTGACCCATTGCATCTGTACTAGATGCATCTGTTCCGTTTAGAATTAGTTGGTCACCAAGTTCTTCTGAAGATAATATATCACCAGCATCTGCACCAGAACTATTAGTTCCATCAAGAATAATAAATGCGTTGTTATGTATTTCACGATATCTGTTGATCTTTAATTTATCACCAACGTCTGCAAGTTGGCCATCTACAGTTTCTTCTAAATGTATATCGCCACTATCGTCTTCTAAGATTACATTATCAGTAGGGTTTGCACCAACATCACCAGTTTCAGTTAATAACATAAGAGCAATGTTAGGCCCTCTTTGAGTTGAGTCAAATATTATATTATCACCAGCATCAACTATAGTAGTTTCATAAGTTGGTGTGTATGCAACATTACCCATGCCAGAATGATTGACACAATAATAATAAAGTTGCCCTAATCCAGTAGGAACTACGATTTGAATATATGCACCAGTTGTTCCTATATCTATTGAGGCAACAGAAGATGTAACTCCAGTTGTAAATGCAACCCCACTATTGTGAGTTCCACCAGAAGTTTGAGAAAACTTTAATTGATGATGTGCAGTTGCAAGTATATTATAAAGTGTACTATCTGATAAGTCAAAGTAATATGTGTTACCAGAATATAAAGTTAGAACTGGTCGTGCTTCATCATTAATGTAAAAGATGTTTGCAGTATCATCTGCATTTCTACCAACACGAACTTTGTAAATGAATGTTTGTGCAGCTGGAGTGAATGTTGAAGTACCATTTAAAATCATATCTTCGCCATCAGCAAAGTCTTGTTCATCTTCCATCAAGATACCAGATGGTAACATCTCTCTAGTGCCTTGTTCTAGTTGAATACCCTCGTTGAAAGTTGATTCTTGTTCTTGTTCAAACCTAATAACATTTTCAAAAGTAGTATCAAGTATTTGTGTTGTACTATTCCACCCCTTGACTGTTCCAGTATGAGTTGTTAAAGGACTATTCACAGCAAATGTTCCAGTTACATCTTTAACAACAAAGTGAGCTCTTACAGAAACATTTGGTGGATTAGATGAAACATAAGTGAAGCCTGGATCAGTAATCTTTAGAGATTTTGCTTTACCAATATCTGTAGTTGTTGGAATTAATTTTGTTCCAGTTCCAGAAGTAGATGTTACAGCTGCAGTAGGTAAATCTGTGTAACCACCATTTGTGTTAACATATACTTTTTGTATAGAACCAGACTCAGTAGAACTAATATCAATATTTTTAAACGTATCAAACTCTAGAACAAGTTGATTATTTCCTGTGTTGTAAGTGTCTGGAGTGTCCACAACTGTATCTGTTATAAAATCGTGGTTTGCATCTGTGGAAGAACCATCAGTTCCATTTAAAACTAAATTTTCATTTTCTTCATTGTATACAAATATTTGAGATTTATTTTCTGGTGCAGTTGTAAAAGTAAGTGTAGTACCACTTGCAGCCCAAATAATTGTTCCATCTTTTGCAATAGCAGATATTGGTTCATTGTCTATAGTAACTTGTATTGTATCAGAATTTGCATTTAAATTTACCATAGTAAATGCAAGTGTAGTTCCATCTCCAACAAATCTATCTGTAGTAATTGTTTCTAATTGAATTGAAAAAGGTTCAAGTGCAACTGTTGTTCCACTTTCAAGAATGATTGCATCATCAGTTAAAGATGAATTATCTAGTGTTCCAGTTTCTAAACCAAATCCACCACCAACCATACTTACAAAACCAGTAGCTGTATTTACATTTGTATCTGCTGTCTGTGCAGTAAAGGTAACTGTATCGCCAACTTCATAAAGAGAACCCACATCATCAACAATAACTTCACTTACTGAACCCTCTCCAATACCATCAACAACTATACTTGCGTTGTTGTTTCCAATACCTTCTACATCAGTATCTTCTCTATCTGTATGAAGAATACCATCATTAACAAGTGTAGTTGAAGCAACAATACCATCTATTGTAAATGATACATCAACATCTCTAGTTGTTGAAGTGCCTTTGACTACTTCTCCGTCTGTAAATGTACCGACTATGTTTGCAATTTCAAATTCTGTAACTGAAACTGTACCTTGTTGTGTAACAAGAGAATTGACCACAACAGCAGTTGCACCAGAAGATTGTCCAGTAATTATTTGGTTTTCAACTTCTTGTCCTTCAACTCCAGCAAAAGCTGCAACACGCATAACTGTTTTTTGTGTCCAATCTCCACCAGAGTTTCTAAGCATATAGGTGTTTGGATAAAATATCTCTGCTGTTTCACCAAGTAGAATACGCATGAAAAGTTTATGACCCTCTGACGTTCCTTTGGCTGCATATAAATCTTTAATATTCTTAATTAGATTTCTTTTTGAAACACCATCTGCAAGTGTTTCTGGAATTGATTCCATAAATGAATCACGCATTTGGTCTAAGAAATCATAGAGTGTATTATCTACATCAGCATATTCTAACATCTGTTGAATGTTTTGAATTGGGTTTCCACGATACTCTACAAGAGTTGCAGACGAGCCAGATGTTCCACCAGTAATTGTTTCACCAGTTTGAAATAGTTGTTGTCCACTAATATAAAGATATGTGTTTCTAGAATCTTCTACAAGAACAGTTGCAGTTGCTTTTGATGACCCACCAGTTACAGTTTCACCAACCACAAATAGGCCAGTTGTACCCTCACCGATTTCAGTTACAATTCTATCTTCTTCTTCGTTTAGAATATATGCAGAAGTATTTGTTTCTTGTGCAATATAGTTGACAGTAACATCAAGAGTTAAACGACCAGCTTCTAAAAAACTAAAATAGTCTTTAACAAAATCTACAAATACTGGGTGGTCGGCCTGAACAAAGTCAGGCACTTGACCTTCAATAAGAGGGGATATCTTATTAGTAAATTTTGAACTCTCTGCCATTTATTAGTACGCCGAACTAGATGGTGTAGATGAAACACTCGATACTGTAGTAGTCGTTGTTCCAGCAGAAGTTGTTGTAGTAGAATATCCAACTCCAGTTGAAGTAGTAGCATCAACACTTCCATTATAAGTTGTGTTTGTTAAATCTATTTCAAGTATCTGATTTCTTACTGGAGTTATATCATAAGAATTTGGTATTACAGTCATACGAATCTGTGATGAAGTTGTACCATCAACTTCTGCAACTCCTGTAATTATAATTGAACCGACAGTAACTAAACCATTTATATAATCAACTGTACCAGCTGCACTATTATAATAAGTTCTTACACCAGCAACAAGAGAATAAATTCTAAGATTACCAACACCATCATCATCAAAAAAATATGTTGAAGTTGTTACACTATTTAAATAAAATCCAGTAGATGCAATTATACCACCAGCACTTGCATTGTGTCCAGAATGTGGATTATAAAATCTATTATTAAAATTAATTCTATAGTCCGTTGCAGTTGATAATGTTGGTGTAAATAATTTTGCCATTGTAACAGTTGCAACACTATTTAAAATTGAAGTATCTGTACCATCAATTAATCCTAATAGTTTTGAATGTCTAAATGGTGTATTGAATGTTTGTAAATCAGAAGCACTATAATTTGAAACTGTAGTCGAAACTAGTGATGCAATTTGGTCAGCAGTATAAGTTGTTGAACTTGAATCATACATTATAGTAATACCTAATATAAGACTTGTGGTTTCTGCATCAACAACTACTGGAGTTATAGATGCAACCTTATAAGGTGCAAGTGCAGTTTCTAAGTTTGTTTTTTGTGCAGAAGTTAAATCAACTCCAGTTGTAGACTTAACTGAAATAAAAACTTTACCATACTCTGGAGTTGAACTTACTCCAGTACTTGAATCATAACTACCATCTTCTCCACCCCAAACTGAAACAGCTTGTGTTGTTGGAAATAATCGTTTTACATATACTTCATAATCTTTTGTTGTAACTGCACGACCTTGAGATGCATAATCAAGTGGGGCATTTAATTTTATTGACTGTATACTTTCTGGTTCTGCACCACCAGAAGCAGATGCAACAGTTGTAACAGTAATGTTAGTAACACCATCAATTGAAGTTGGTGATGAAAAAGAAGATGCACCATTTGATTCAGTTTTATTTGTTACCACATATTGTAGTTGAATTATGTTTCCATCTGAAACAGCTTGACTTACAACTCCATCTCCAAAGTAAACTTCATATCTTCCAGTTTCAACTTCTTGTAAATAATAAACAGTAGATGATGCAGAGAGTTGAGTGATGTCTATTGCTTTTGTATAAGTTGTAGTTGTTGTATCTGTTGCAGAGTTTTGAACTTTAACAGTAAGAGTGGTAGTATCAGATCGTGGGTCTGTAAGTATAAATCTCTGGTCAACATCAGAACTGTCCACAAGGTATTTTGTAATAACGTAAGTTCCCTCATACACAGTCACACTATCGAAAGGAATATTGTTTCCAGTATTCGTAGATGTGATATCAGAGGTTGTAACAAACTGATAACTTGTTCCATCAACTGTTGATGTAAACGCAGTTCCAGCAGGCATTGTTTTTGTAGCCGCACTTGTAGAGAGATTGATATTCAATGTTGCAGTTGGAGCTCTTGATGAAGTAACTTCATAGCCTAAAGTCTTTGCATGAGATACGGCACTAGAACGTAAACTTGAACTATCTAAAAACATTTCATTTGCAACCATGTTAGCATTGTATGCAAGATAGTGAGTGTTGTATGCAAGAGTATCTAATAAGATATTCATACCAGAACCTTCAAAGTCATAATCTTTAAATTGATTTTGACCTTTTAGAAAAACTTTTAGATTATCTTTAATATCTTCAAAGTCAAGTTCTGTAACTCTAAGTCTTTTATTATTAACTGCCATTATCGTACTCTCTCTAACATAATTGATAAGTCAACTAGTTCTGTAGGTTGGTTAACAACATAAAACTCAATTGATACTTCGTATGTGTTTTTATCTAATAGTGGAATTGCTGTAACTCCAATTAATCTTGCTCTCGGTTCAAAGTTATTAATTACATCTTCAATTTTTCTTGCAATTATCTGTGCAGTAATTGGTGTCATTAATTCAAACAACATATCTCTAACACCAGATGCAATCTCTGGTCTAAAAGGTTTCTCGTAATGATTAAGTAAAACTA